AGCCGATAAACATCCAAAATGTAATTTCGCATTTGGTGGAATTTTTTTATCAGACATAACTTCATATGGAATAATGGCTAAATAAGGAAAATCCAGTTTTTTTTCATTTTCGCTTGCTTTAATTCCGATTGTTTGAGATGATCTTGTCATTAGTTATTCTCCTTTATTGATATCGCATGGCAGCGATAAGGGTTAAAGTTTGACAGCCACCTTAGGGTGGCTTTGTCATTTCCAGTGTTTTTTAAGATTATATCTAAAGTTTTTTGTTGACCAGATTTTTTTTTAATAGATTGTTCTTGCTTTAATTCTAAGATTTGATATGATTCGATCATTAGTTATTCTCCTTTATTGATATCACAGCAGAGCGATAAAGGTTAAAGTTAATGGCCATTTTATAGTGGCCATTTTTATTTCAATTGGTTTTTTATATTAAATCTAAACATTTTTGTTGACCAGAACAAATTTTTTAAGAAAATAGATGCTTAATCCTTTGCTTATCTTGGGTAATTTTTGTTTCAGATTAGTAAAACTAAAGGATTAATTAAGGGCTATCTTAGGGTAGCTCTTTTTTTTTATACAAAAAAACTCCTGAGAATGGAATGAACAAACTCAGGAGCCAGGCATTTAAGCCTTCTCAATGACATCATCATTGAGCGCCACAAAACGATCAATCTTGTGGACTTTTTTGAGCAAGGAGAAAAACAATGCTCACTTTTCTTTTCTTATCGTATAAAAGGAATTTCCATATTTAACAAATGGCTTTTTCTTTTCATCATCGATTTTGTATTCGTTACATAAAGATTTCCAATCTATTATTTTTTTAGGCATAGATTTAAAAATCTTTAACCCTGCTCCATAACAATTTCCATCGTCTGTAAATTCTAGTATGTGTTCTCTTACTTCATCTTTTTGTTTTCTAAGTTCTTGTTCTTGTTCTAAAAGTTTTATGTATTTTATAGCGTAGTTTTCAAATTCTCTATCTTCTATTTTTACATAATCTCTTTCAGTTGTTGGAGGAGCAATATCATTTTCTACAAAATGCCAGAATTCTTTTGCAGCACTTAACATTATTTTAAAATATTCAACATCAGGATATATTTCAATAAAAGCAGGTTCTGTATCTGGATGCCATGCAAAGAAATGACATACTTCAGCTCCGCTACACATAAGTTGCCATTGGCATTGAACATAATAATGTTTTGGAATTCCAGAAATATTATAAAGATCTACAGTAGCAGGCTTAACTGGACATTTTATTTCAATAATAATATCTCCATCTAAGTTTATCCCATCAGGATGAGCTACAGCAATTGGCCATTCTTCATAAATATATGTTGGTTCTATATTTACTTCTATTCCAAGCTGTTCTATATATATTTCCCGAGCCTGGGGTTCTAATAGCTTTCCTCTCGTCATAAAATCATTTTCTTCAGGCTCATCTCTTTTAGTTTTATAAGTCCATAACTTATAAGGGCTTGTCCATGGAGATATACCAAGTATAGTTGATATATCAGACGCTCCTATATATTTGCTTCTATCACCTAAATTGTTAGTCATTATTTTTCTCCTTCAGTTTTTTAGTTACAGCAGCCACTACTTTTTTATATTGTTCTTTTGTTAATTCATCAAGGCTTTTTACTTGTTGCCATTTCAATGTTTTTTCTTTTAATGAAGGATCTGTTTTTATAAACAATTCCTCTAATTCATTAATTTGTTCTTCCGAAACCTTTTCGGGCTCGTATTCTTCATTATCTTTTTCTGGGTCTTCACCTGTTTCTAACATAAAACATTTCAAATACACCATTTTTGTACCATATGATATAGCCTTACCGGGTCCTTTATCTTGAGTATCAACACCATATCCTACCCCATTCTTTTCTACTTTATCGTTTGGATTATCCATATTTATAAAACTTACTAATACATCTGCCCTTGTTCTATTGCCATCTTGTTCTAATTTGAGAACATCTGTAGTAGAAACAATGCCATGTTTTACAAAAGCATCATGCAAAGCTCCGGTTACTTGATCGTGTGATATAAATTTATAAGGCAAACCTTTAGCTGCCTTTTCTTTTTTTTGAATATATCGAACATCTGACATAACTAAATTCATGCGTTGATATATATTCAGTTCTTTCTTTACTTCTTTTTTAGGTTTTTTTATTTCATTCATTGTTTTTCTCCTTTTCATTATCTTTAACGTAAATATACAACACTTGTTGTTTGTATGCAAGCGTTTTTTTCGTATTTATTTTCCTTTATGTTATTTTATGTATATGTTATCGTAAAAGAAAAGGATATATATGACTTTAGCAGAGTGGCTTAAAAAAAATAGGTGGACCAAAGTTGCGTTCGCAAAGGAATTAAAAATATCACATCATACCGTATATTCATGGACTAAAAGAGGACAAACTCCAAATAAACATATGCAATATCTAATAGAACAATTCACTGACGGAGAAATTACTTATGATAATCATAACGATTGAAGGTAAACCAAATCCATGGCAAGCACCAAGACGTAATGGTAACCACTACTACTCTCCTAATAATCTGGAAAAAGAACAAGCTAAGTGGCAAGTAAAAGCTCAAATAAATAACAATCTGATAGAAGGACCTGTAAAAATTACAGCTCTTTTTTTCTTTACAGTTCCTAAGCAAACAAGTAAAATCAAAACAACACAAATGTTAAATAACGTTATTCATCATATCAAAAAGCCCGATTTAGATAACTGTACCAAATTTTTGCTGGATTGCTTAAAGGGGATTATATTTAAAGATGATAATCAAGTATGTGAATTAGAAGTTAAAAAAAGATATGGATTAAACGCTAAAACTATGATACAAATTATTAATTTAGGAACTTTAAGGGAGGAAATTATATGAGCAGCACCTCATCAAAACTGCATCAGTTAACAGTTGGATTTAATGATGGGACGTCTAAAATGTTTATATATGAGTCATTTAATTCAATTCAAACATATCAGCTTTCTTTCAATTTAAAAGAAGAAGCAAACGGAATCCTTGCGTCATTTGATGGATATGGACTAGGATTAAGATGGAAAGATATTACTTGGTATGAAGTTAAAATAATGGAGTAATCGAATGCCTTGTTTAATTTGTGATGAAGAAAATTCTAAAGACCTTGCTAATCCACATTCTTATATATGTCAAAATTGTATTAGAAAAGAACTGCACAAACAAAACGAAACTCTTAGTAAAGAATTTATGGAAAACATGATTAATAAGTTTAAAAAAACTAAAGAAATTAGTAATTTAAATCCATTTTAAAAAAAATAGTTTGCATTTTAATTCTATTCTTTTAATCATATGATTTAGGGGGATAGGATAAATATGGCAGCACCACAAGGAAATCAATACGCCAAAGGTTGTAAGACCAGCGGTCGTCCAAAAATAATCTTAGATGAAAAAATTCTCAAGGGATTAGCAGAGATTCAGTGTACAAATACAGAGATGGCAGCAGTAATGGGTTGCTCTGTAAAAGTACTTACTGAACGAGAAGAATATTATCAAATTATAAAAGATGCTAGGGAGGTTGGTAAAAAATCATTACGCAGAGCTCTTTGGGATACAGCAGTAATTAAACGTAGCGCACCAATTCTTATATGGCTTTCAAAACAATATCTTGGAATGAAAGAACCAGATCAAGAAATGAGGGACTTTGCTAAATCTGCATTTGAAAAGTATTTGGAAATTCAGAAGAAATCAGCAAAAAAAGAGGATAAATAACATGGATTTCGAAACTTCTATAGAAACACACACAAATACAGTCTTAGATTTATTAGATAAAACAGAATCATTTAGAGCTAAAGTTTTTAATAAATTAGCTAATGTAGTACAAAAAGAAACTGATAATACATTTGTTGTATTTTCATTCTTTTCTTCTTATATAGAAGAAATATTAACAACTACCTTTTTAAACTTATTAGAAAATTTAAAAGAAAACGACAATTATTTATCAATTAAAGACATGCAATTTTTAAAAGATACTTTTTTGATTACGACAGAAGAAATACTCGAAGATGCGATAGACCAATTTATTAATGAGAAATAACATGCAAAAACAAAGAGATATAGAAGAAATGCTATTAAAAGTTTCAAGAGAAAACTTACGTATAGCTGAAATATTAGAAAGTCTTAATGAAAATTTATCTGAATTTAATGCATATTACCAAGATCTATTTAAACAATTAAATGGTTTGGTAAAAGATGTCATGTGAATTTAAATACACTTATAAACAAGTATCAGAACTAGCAGAACATGTTCATGATAATGTTTTTAAAAAACAACTCTTATCTAATGTAGATAGATGTCCTTTTTGTAGGGCAAAGTATTCATATACTAAGAGAGATAAAGGTTATTTTAAATGTAAAAGATGTTCTGTTTCTACGACTTACATCGAATATCTAATGCTAGCAGAAGACCTAAATACTGAAAGAGCAATAGAAAAAGCAGCTGAGCTAACAGAATTTGATTGGAATTCATAGATGCTTCATGATCTGAGTCCTAAACAGAAAGATGCTGTAATGCATTCCGATGCTAGGCTTAATATCTGGGAGGGAGCGGTTAGATCTGGCAAGTCATTTTCTTCTTTAATAAGATTTATAGAATACATAAAAGAATGTCCTGAAGGAAGTTTGCTTGCGGTAGGACGAACTCAAGATACAATCAAGCGTAATATTGTAGACCCCATGTTAGAGATGCTTTCTATCGACATAAAATACTATTCTGGAAAGCGTGAACTTACCTTATGGGGAAGGACAATCTATTTGGTAGGAGCTTCAGATGATAGAGCTCAAGGAAAGATTCAAGGTAATGAGTATATAGGTGCTTACATAGACGAAGCAGCATTATTACCTGAAGGATTCTTTAAGATGCTTTTATCACGTCTATTTAAAGATGACGCTAAGCTTTTTGCTACAACTAACCCTGATTCTCCATTTCATTGGCTTAAAGTAGATTATTTAGATAATCCTAATTTAGATCTAAAGAAATTTAAGTTCTGTTTAGATGACAATCCAGTGTTAACAGAAACATTTAAAAGAAACATATCTAAAGAATACACAGGCCTTTGGTACAAAAGATACATTCTAGGAGAATGGACACTTGCTGAAGGAACTATCTATGATTTCTTTGATGAAAGCATACATACAATAAACTTACCCCCTGGTTTAGCAAATTATTACATAGTAGGAGTTGATTATGGGACGACAAATCCCTCGGCGTTTACTCTTCTTGGCTATAATCCTTCAACTTTTCCTAATATGTGGGTAGAAAAAGAATATTATTGGGATTCTAGAAAAGAAATGAGACAGAAGACAGACAGTGAGTATGCCGATGATTTAAAGAAGTTTATAGAAGGAAGATTAATAGAAGCTATCTATGTTGATCCAAGCGCAGTATCTTTCAAAACAGAGCTTAGAAGAGCAAAAATAGACAATGTATTTGATGCAAAGAATGATGTTTTAGATGGAATTAGATTTGTAGGCACTCTGTTAAACAGTGGAACGTTAAAGATAATGAAATGCTGTAAGACTCTTATTAAAGAAATGCAAACATACAGATGGGATGAAAAGAGCCATAAGCTTGGGATAGATAAACCATTGAAGGACAACGATCATTGTTTTGCTAAAGATACTCAAGTTTTAACTGTTAATGGAAATAAAAATATACAAGATATATCTATAGGTGAATATGTAATAACTCCTATTGGACCAAAAAAGGTATTAAAGACATTTAAACATTTAGACGATGTTTATGAATATAATATTTTAGGAAAGAAAATTAGATGCACTTCAAATCATAAGTTTTTTACAGTCAATGGTTGGAAAGAATCTTCATCTTTGATACAATCTGATATGTTTTTAATAAATATTGTAGAGGAAAAATGGAAGAAATCATCATATTTAATGGAATCAAATATAGAAGGTATCCAAACTCCAAAAATAGATCAGATAGAGAATACTATAGAGCACATAAAAAAGATTGTCTTGAAGGATATGGATATCTCCATAGAGATGTTTGGGAATTCTATAATGGAGAAATTCCATCCGGATACCATATTCACCACATTGACAATGATCCCGGAAACAATGACATTAGCAATCTCGGACTTATATCAGCTTATGAACATCTTTCCCAACATATGGCAAATCTTACAGAAGAACAAAAAGAAGCTAGGCGAATTCATTGCGAAAAGATTCGACCTCTTACAAAAGAATGGCATAAGTCAAAAGAAGGAAAAGAATGGCATAAAGAACATGTTAAAAACTCACTCCCTTGGGCAAAAGGAATCGTTTATCCAAAAAAATGCGATAGTTGTGGAAAAGAATTCATTGCAAAAACAAAACGCGCAAGATTTTGTTCTAATAAATGTAAGTCACAATGGAGAAGAGATAGTAAGATTGATGATGAAACTAGAATATGTGCTTATTGTGATAAAGAATTTAGAGCAAACAAATATTCAGAAGCATTGTGTTGCTCAGTTAAGTGCGGAACAAATCATATTAAAAGAGAATACAAAGTACGAGAATGTGTCATATGTGGAAAAGAATTCAGAACTTTTGGACATAAAGAAAGAAAATGTTGTAGTAAATCATGTGGACTCAAAGAATCTTGGGAAACAAGACGTATACAATCTGACAGTTGAAGATATTCCAGTATATTTTGTAGAAAACATATTAGTTCATAATTGTTCAGATGCATTACGCTATGCACTTTTTTCTCATTATCATGGAAAAGATAAAGAAGGAGGAATTAGCATTCATGAATGGAGAGAGCTAAAATACAAACAAAGTGTACACAATCCAAAAAACATAGAAAACTTTATGAGGCCTGGGTGGTAGATACGCTAATGTAGCTCAATTGATAGAGCTCTCGATTTGTAATCGAGAGGTTGGGGGTTTGATTCCCTCCATTAGCAATAAACAAAAGAAAAATAAATGCAAAAAACAAAACCTAAAAAAATAAATAAATATCTCGACCCGTGGTTTTCAATAACAAGGAAATTCTATGCGGAAAACAAAGAGACATTATTTTATGATCATCTACTAGAAATAAGCAGAATCTTTATTAAAGTGCTAAAAAAAGAGTATAGTATGCATCTAGCAGACGAAATGTCTGCGGCTATTATATTAAGTCATTATATTGAAAAAGATATTCGTGTTCTAATGAAGCTCGAGAAAAGAAAATCCTGTAAATAAAATATTTTAATAATCTTGTCAAATAAATAATTTCTTATTATTGTAAAATTAACTAGGATTCGGAGTATAATAATGCCATCAGATAGTAAACAACTTGAACCATATTATGTAGATAATGATAGATCTATATTAACTTATATGAATGATGTCTATGAACAAAACTCTTCTCAGTGGCTACAATTTATGCATGAAGGAGACATCGACACGAGATTTGCTGCGGGTGATCAAGAGGCTATCTATAACTATGCAGGAACAAACCATAATTATTATAAGCGCAATCAAATAAACTTTAATCAGATTAGAACTATTCGTAATATGATTACAGGTCATCAAAGACAAAACAGAAAAACTTCTATAGTAATTCCTCAAGAAGGGAACGATCAGGAAGCTTCAGATCAACTGTCTAACTTACTTATATGGACAATGAATAGGTCCGATGCTTTTAGCACTATATCCAGAGCATTTGAAGGTGGTGTAACTGCTGGAATGAATCTGATGGCGACTTACTTAGATTATTCATTAGATCCTGTTAACGGAGATATTAAATGCTCTAATTTAGGATACAATGCATTTCTAATTGATCCGTTCTTTAAAAACTTAGACCTATCTGACTGTAATTATGTATGGACAAGGAAATGGCTTTCTAAGAATCAAATAAAATCTCTTTTACCAGGAAGAGAAGATGAAATAGATACAATATCTTGGGAAGGAAATAGAGATGGTAAATTTCCTTACATGCCTCAAAGTACTAATTATAAATCTCGTGACCTACTTCCATACGATGAGTTCTGGTACCTTGATACTAGAGAAGAAAACATGTTGTTAGACACTAAATCTGGAGAATCTGTTAAGTGGCGTGGAGATGAAAACAATTTAAATATTTATTTACAAGTTTATCCTCAATTAAAACAAATCAAAAAAACTATTTCTACAGTTAAACTAGCAATAGTAATTAGTGAAAAGGTTTTTTATAACGGTAAAAATCCTTATAACATAGATTCATTTCCATTTGTTCCTGTAGTTGGATATTTCGAACCTGATATCCCAGATTTCAAATCTCGTGTTCAAGGAATAGTAAGAGATCTAAGAGATGCCCAATGGTCTTATAATAGACGTATGAGACTTAATTTAGAATATCTAGAGGCTGGTGTTAATAGAGGTGTTAAATACATTGAAGATGCGTTAGTTGACCCAGAAGATGCGTTTCTTTCTGGCTCTGGCAGGTCTATTCCGGTGAAGAAAGGACATTCTCTCGATGAAGTGCAAGAAATTGCTCCTGCACAAATTCCTTCAAGTTGGTTTCAGGAAATTGAGAAACTCCAGTCGGATATGATGAGGATATCTGGAGTAAACGAAGAACTTTTAGGTGCTGCCGAAGATGATAAAGCCGGCATCCTTTCTGTCTTGCGACAGGGTGCAGGTCTAACCACGCTTCAAACATTATTTGATAATCTCGATCAATCACAAAAGTTTTTTGGTAAGTTATTTCTTCAAATGATACAGAATAACTTCTCTGATGAAAAAATTCAAAGAATTATTAATAAAAAATTAGACCCTAAGTTAAGACAAAAAGACTTTCTTAAGTACGATTGTCAAGTAGTAGATGGTGCTTTGACTCCAACTCAGCAAGTAATGGAATTCAAACAACTTTGGGAAATGCATCAAGCAGGGCTTCAAATTCCTCCAGAATTATTATTGAAAAACGCTCCACTACAGAACAAAAAAGAACTAATGGATGCTATTCAAGCGAAACAAGAGCAAGAACAACAACAACAGCAAATGCAAATGCAAATACAAATGGAAGAACTTAAAGCCAGAACTAACCTAGCAAATTCTAGAGCAGAAGCCGATAAAGGCCTGGCTGTAGAGAGAGTGAGTCGTGTAGATGAAAATGAATCATTGGCTATAGAAAGACGGGCTACTGCGGTATTGGATGAAGTTAAAGCTGTAAAAGAACTACAGGGAATGGATATAGAAAATCTTAATAGGCTAATAAATGTTTTAGGAATTATCAAAAATACACAGGATAGGCAAGAATCAAATCTTTCTACAATAGGAGGGGGTCAAAATGCCAACATTTAGAACATGTGTCGATTGTAAAAAGAAAAAAGACTATGGGATTTGGGTGACTGCTACAGACAAACCAATATTATATTGTTTAGATTGTTATTTAAAAAAAGTTCAAAGAGAAGAAGAGGAAAATGCAAATAAATTACAAACTAGATCTTCCCGATGATGATGGGCAATATCAGTTAATTGTACATTCGCATGATATGTTAAGTGCTCTTATTAGACTACAAGGCTTTGTTAGAAGTGTTAGCAAAGGATATGTTGATCCGACTCAACTCGAATTGCTTGATGAGTTGAATGATATATTAATTGATTCTAAAGTTGACGAGATTCCATGATTAAAGAAATATTTAAAAGTTTATCCTTTTGGTTAATTAATTTGACAATAGGTGGCTTAATAGTATTTGTTGCTTTTCAACTTAAAGAACTAAATGAATTAGAATCAACTAAAGCAATAACTCCTAAGGAAAAGGTTAAAAGAAGAAGGGTTATTCCTAGGAACTATAATATGAAATATGGAAACGAATGGTTTGATATATATGAAAGAACACCTCCAGAAAACAGTTATGTCTTAGTACAACTTAAGGGCTGTAAGCTTTTCAATGTAATGTCTATGAAAGTAAGAAAAGGTGAGGGTCTTGGACATATTAAAAAATGGAGATATTTGTTGCCTAAAGAGATAGAATTATATGAGTATTTACAGAAAAAGAGAGAGATGGAAGCTAAAAAATGAAAAATTTTATTTGTCCAAAATGTAAATGTAAACTTATTTTAAAAAATAGCTATTCTAATTGGAAAGAATGTAGATGCGGATTTTCTATAGAAAAATGGTGTTTTATACCAACTGAAAAAATAGGATAGTTATGATTATAGCCCCATTATCTTTTTGTATTTTCTGTATGGCTGGAGCATTATGTGGTGCTCTTATAGGAAATTTATTAGCTTATATAATAATATTAAGAAATAATAAAAAGAAATAAATTATTTATTTTGTTTATATTCTTGCATATCTTTAATTCTAGGGCTTCTAACCAATCTTCTTATTCTAGGTTCTTCTTCTGAATCTGTTAGGTCTGATGGACTTTCTGATTCAATATCTTGTTCTATCTCTCTTTGTAATTGAAAATTCACTTCTTCATTAAACCGATATTCTGCAATAGCAACAGTTTTTTTCATAATATCTGTAAAATCTAATGACGCTGATCTGTGTAATAAATAGAATGTTCTTTTAAAAAAATGAGGTTGTTCTCTTGCTCCAAATATACAATGCATTTGAGAATGACTCATTTCAAGTTCTCCTTTATAATATCTTCTAAATATATGCAATAATACCATAAAGCTTTGTCAAAATTTTTTATTTCTTCTTCGTCCATTTTATTGTTATCTATTTTATTTTTAATTAGAGTTAACAATCCTATAATATCTTTAATAGATTTCAATGTATTTTGTTTTGATTCTAAAATACTCATTTCTTAATTTCCTTTTCTTTTATTTTTAAATGTTCTGGGCTGGAATACGGCAATGGTTTTATTACTTCATCTAATAAGGGTCTAGTTTGTAAATCTGACATATTAATTTTCCTTTAATGCGTTATATATAGCACATCTCGAAACATGAAACATTCTTGCTATATGCGATATTGGTTTGCTTTTGTTTGCTAATAATCTTATTGCTTGCTTTTGATCTAATGTTAAAACTTCAGGTCGCCCAAATCTAACCCCACGTGCTTGCGCTGCTCTAACTCCAAGCAATACTCTTTCTTGTATTAGATCTCTTTCGAATTGAGATATAGATGCTGTTAAACTAAAATAAAACTTTCCTATTGGAGTTGATGTATCTATCTTTTCAGTTAAAGAAACAAAATCAATATTATTTTCTTTAAAGAAATCTGATACTTGAAGCAAATGTTTTGGAGATCTATATATTCTATCATATTTCCAAACACATACAGTATCACCAGGTTTTACGAACGCTAGCATTCTTTTAAGCTCAGGACGATCAATAAAAGAACTGCTCATAATATCTTTATATATATTACGTTCGTCCACTCCATGATGTTTTAATGCATCGATTTGCATGTCTAGAGTCTGATGAACTGTAGAGATTCTTGCGTATCCTATAAACATTACGGAAGATCTGGGTTAGAGTTTGATTTTTCTACAAATAAGTTTATTTTATTAATTTCTTTTTCTATCAATTCTACTTCTTTGTTTTTTTTATTAATAGAAAATCTTAATCTTCTTAATTCTTCTTTTAATATTAAAATAATAACTTCAATATTATTTGTTCCTAATGTTTTTTCAATAAGATGTTTCTTCATGTTTTAGGCCTATTATTACAAAGTAAAAGTCATTTTACTAAAAAACACACATTTAATGCAACAATTCTTTCTTTTTTTTTAAATTTTAATTTTTTAGTTAGTAACTATATGGACCAGTTTAAAACCACAAAACAAAAAGCGCCTATCAATCGCAGTTGTAAGAGAAGTGCTAATTTGATGACAGGCGCTAAAAACTATAAGATTATACAGAATGGTTTATTGTTGACGTCTTCATAATTTGGCGGACCTTTTATAATAATATCCCGAATTTTTGAATCAGTAGGACTAGAATCTTTTTCTCTTTCTACAAAACTTGATGAAGTAGTGTCTCGGCCTTCTGTTACATTTATGCTCATTTTACACTCCTAGTTTAATTAAAGAATTATACATTTAACGTGTATTTCATATTTATGGTCAGTAAGTGTGTGAAAAGTTCTTTCATTTTCTACACGTCTTGCTGTTTCATGCACTCTATCAATTTCTATAGCATCTTGGATCTCTTCATTGAACGGTTCTCCAGATTTATAATCTGTATACTCCATAGCTATTTCTGTTCTTGGTCCAACGTAACTATCTTCTGGTACATTAGAATTAGTAGTTAGTACATTAACTTCATTACTCATTTTGTTACTCCTAGTTTTAAAGTTTTTAACTATATAGTTATAAAATAATACAGAACTGATCTATACTATCATTTATTCCTTCAATTACGCAATCAGTTGTTGTAGGCGGACGGTCTCCTAAATCAATTACTCCTCCACTTGAATCACTATTCTCTACATGTGGTGTATATGTAGAATTTCTATTACTACTATCTATTCCATCTATTGACATAAATATCCTCCGTTTAAGTTAATTTGAAATAGTTTAATACAAAAAGCCTTTTTTATAAACATAAAAAAAAACTTGAACAATTAAAAAAAACTTTATATAAAAAGAATGACGGGCATTTGCCTGTTAAAACTAGGTTGAAACAATCCAAAAAGGAGACGAGTGGTTATGCGCCGAGAGTCAAATAAAAAAGCAGGTAAGTATGATATGAGTAAATCTCATGAATCAAAAACTTACACAGAAAATTGGGCTCCTGTTAAAGACAGTCCAATAAATCAGCAAGAAAATGGAAGTATGAATTATAAAGCAAGAAAAGATTCTTATGAATCTTCTGATGCTAAAAAAATTAGAAGTTCAATTCTTCCACAAAGCTAAATTCGGTGAGGGTTTTAAACCCCTCATTTGTTTTAAAAAAGAGGCGCGGATTAGACGCCCCTAACTAGGATAAAATAATGACAAGCCGAAAAAAATCGACTGACACCTTTAGAAAAAAGGATAAAACAATTGGACAACAAATACAAGAAAAAGTTGTCAAATCTTTTGGTGATAAAGGACCAGAAGCAAGAGAAGTTACATTAGAATGGGGTAAGAAATTTCTTAGAGATCTAGAAGAAATTGTAAACAATAAAAAATATTCGGATTGGGATAAAATTTATGTCAAAGTTTTAGCTAAAAAGCTTGTTGTTTCTGAACATATGGTAACTGTTGTGTATGGTATAACGAATTTCCCTCCAAGTCCCGATTGGAAGAATATGCTTTATTCCTATGATCGTAAAAAAGATGAATGGAAACTAGAATGGATTTTACCTCAAGCCAAAGAAATAGCTAGAGTAATGTTAGTTCATGAAACCGGTTTCGACCCATTTTTAATACGATGTATAAAAGATTTCTTGGATAACAAATTAATAGGACAATCTTATGATTAAATATGTAACTATTTTAGGCCTTTTTTTTCTTGTCACATCTTGTAGTTTACCTTTGAAAAAAGCTAAGGATTTTATAATAAAAGACTATCCTATTGAAATTGATTCTACAGAAGAAGATACATATAAAAACCCTATCTAAAGATTTGCCCATAATTTAATTCTTAATTCTCTTGGAAGAAAAAGAACATCTTGAGTATTTGATATGTTATATGTCGTTTCATCATATAGAATTGTTTTTCCCATATATTTTGTAACTAGTTCTTTTATTTTCTTAACAATAAAATTCTGGTCTCTTCTAATGATTTCATTAACTACATCATCAACATCCCAATCCAAACTTTTATATTGCGTTTCTTTTATACCCATATATTTTCCTATTTAATTTTTTAAACAATAATACACTTAAAACCATTTAAAAACAATTAAAATAATTTCTTTACAAATTCTTCTATTAATTATAAAACGTAATTAACAAGACGTGTTGCTAGCGTAACTAGCTGTTTGGGAGAATCATGGTGTCCCCACACCTCAACTAGGAGACGGATAATGCCTGAAGAAAACAAGAACGTAAAGGATGTCGTTCATCCAGAAGCTGGCACAAATGCTTCAGATACTCAACCACCAATTACTGAAAAGCCTAAAGAAGACTCTCAGGATAAAAATTGGAAAGAAGTTAGAGACAAAATGAAGCGATTAGAAGAACGAAATAATCTATTAGAAAGAGAGATTACTTCTTTTAAACCTCAATCTGCTCCAAAAGAACAAGATGCTTTAGACGCATTAGAGGACGATGACATAGTAACTGTTAGAGACGTCAAAAAGATGGTCTCAAAATACGCTCAGAGTGCTGCTAAAGATCTGATTTCTAAGAGAGAAAAAGAGAGAGAGATAGAAGAAACTCCTTCTAAATACAATGATTATTTCGAAGTAGTAAAATATGCGGATGAATTTGAAAAAGAAAACCCTGCTGCTGCACAAGCAATACATAATGCTCCTAATCCGCGAGCTGCCGGTTATCAAATAATTAAGAACTGGCTACAAATAAAAGAAAAAATAAGCGAACCGTCTCAAATTGCTGAAAAAGCAGAAGAGAACGCTAAAAAACCTATAAGCTCACAGGCGGTGGGTACTACATCCCCACTTAATGATGTACGTAAATATGAGAAAATGACGTCTAAAAGAGCTGAAGAAATACAAGCATTAGCACAGGAGTATGCATCGCGGCGGTAGGATAAAAATTTAAACTAGGATAAAAATAATGACTATAACAACAAGCGTTTTATTACCCGCTCCAGTTCAGCAGTGGTTTGATGATGTGTTATTGTCTCGACCAGAACCTCTTCTTATCCATAATAAAATGGCTATGAAGAAAAAACTTCCTTATAGAAGTGGTACAACTGTTCGCTATCGTAGGTATAACAACCTTGCGAGAGCAACTGTGCCTTTAGGAACTTCTGGCGTGACACCACCAGCCCAAACACTAAGCGCGTTAGATATAGACGCAACAATTTCATGGTACGGAAGTTATGTTATTGTAACTGATCAGGTTACAATACAAAACCAAGACCCAACACTTAACGAAACAGCATCATTATTAGCGCAATCTTTGCGTGAAACTGATGACCAATTAACTTTGCAAATGTTGGAAGCAACAGCTGCAGTAGTTAACTGTGTTAATGGTGTGAACGGAGACAATCCAACAGAATTAACTCGTGCTGATATCGATGGAGCAATTTTTGCATTGATAAGCAATTCAGCAAGAATGATCTCTGACAATATAGAAGGCGAAAATAAATTTGGAACAGCTCCAATAAGAGAATCTTATTGGGTTATGGCTCACTCTGATGTGCTAACTGATCTTGAGAATGTAGACGGATTTATCAATACCTCTCAATATCCTGCACAAATGAATATACTTCATGCAGAATGGGGCTCTGTAGGCAATTCTCGATGGCTTTATAGCCCTATCGGTTCTATTGATACTAATGCTTCGGCTCTTGGAAATGATCTTTATAATTGTTTCTTAACAGGTCGTGAAGCTTATGCAACTATCGAACAAGATGGTGCGTCAGCACAATTTATTTATCAAGGACTTGGTTCTGGTAACGATCCTTTATTGCAGCGTCAAACCGCTGGTTATAAGTTCGCTACAGTTCCAAGAATTTTAAACAACGCTTGGCTCTTAGGGCTAAGAACAACATTAGCGTAAGGAGGCTAAAATGAGCGTACAAGGTGATGTAATCGCACGCGGTAGTTTTACCTCTACTGGTGTTGCACAAACAATTGAGCTTCCAACTCAACCTGATTATTTTTTAATTACGAACAGATCATTGTGGGGTTCAAGCCCAACTGCGATCGTTCGTTCTGAATGGTATACAGGAATGGGTGTTGGAACAGCTTTAAATATACATGAATCAGCTGCTGCTGCTTTAACTGCAACTGCTTCAACTGTAGACGGTTTCACTGAAATCGACTATGCAAATCTAACTGATGGTGCAGAAGTGGCTATCACAGCTATCACAGCGGCTACACCTGCTGTGGCTTCTGCTGCAACTACTCCACTTGCTGGAGATATCGTTAGAGTAACTGATTCTACTGGCATGTTACAAATTGCTGGGATGGAATTTACTGTAGGAATAGTAAATCCTGGAGTAACTTTTCAGTTAGCATATTTAGCTGCTGCCGGTTTTGCTGCTGCTGCTACTGCTGGTAACTACAGAATTATTCGTGATCCTGCTTTTTTACCACGTAGAAGATATATAACAGGAATTACTGCAGCTAACCCTGCTGTATTAACAACTTCAATAGCTCACGGTTATGCTGTTGGTGATAAAATTAGAGTTCTTTGTCCTACTGCTTTTGGTATGAGAGAGATGAATAATCTTGTTGCTGAAGTAACTGCTGTGACTGCTAGCACAATTACTACAGATATTAATAGCACTGCATTTACTGCATTTGCTTTCCCAACATCTGCTGTAGCTGCTGCTGGAGTTTCTTTTCCTGTGGTTATACCTGAAGGTGAAGTAAGTACAATATTAACCGCTGCTGTTAGAGACGATGGATTCTATGGAATCAACATCGGAACTGATTGCGTTGGTGCAAATACAAATATTATGGATTGGGTAGCTTTAAAAGGCGTCACAATTTAATTAATGAATTGAAGATGGGGAGGAGATTTTCTCCCCTCTTTTTTAACTAGGAGAAGGTGAAATGATAGACAAGATAAAGAAAGGTGAAGGACCAAAAGAAATAATTATCCCTAAAGTTAAGAGGGATAGAATAATAGAATTGCCTGCGTACGATAAAGTAAAAAAAGTACGAGGTATATTTAAAAATTTAGAATTTCCTGGAACAGGCATAACTATTCCATTTAGATCAGGATGGAAAGGTCCTATCAAACAATTTACATTGTTCGACGGAGTAGAAGCCACAATTCCAGAAACATTGGCAAAACATTTAAATGAAAGGTGTGCATATAAAACATATAAATGGGTTTCTACTGATGGAACTGAAACCATGAATGCAATGCCTGTATCACATCCATCAATGCCAAATTATAAACAAGAAATAGATAAAAAAGTCTCAAGGTTTATGTTTCAAGTACTTGGGAACGCATAGGATAAGAAATGGTTTTATCAACATTAGAAGCAATAAGACAAAAAGTAAGAAGAGTTACAGGAAGATTATCTGTAAATCAAATTAGTAATGATGAAATTGATTTTTATATAAATACTTTTTATTTATATGATTTCCCTGAACATTTGAGATTACAATCTCTTAAAAATAACTATATCTTCTTTACTAAAGAAAATATTGAGAAATACGATTTTCCTAAAGAGATGTATGTTTCTAACGGAAGTCCTATTTATATTGGTGGTTTTACAGCAGGATATTTTCAAGATCAATCATTATTCTATGCTAAATGGCCAAAATTAAATTTTACAGAATCTGTAGGAACTGGTGATGGGGTTACTTCTAATCCAGCATTAACAGACTTATCAAATCTTCCTGTTATACCTGAATCTGTAGCTTTATCAACTGTAATCGCAGGAGAATCTTTTTCCTATCTCGACAATGGTGAAGGAGTTTTTCTTCAAGATGGAACATCAATAACTGGTATCACTCAAGCAGCTAACGCTGTAATTACAGCGCCAGGTCATTCCATTGTAAACGGTGATATAGTATTTATTGATAGTATTAATGGCATGACTCAAATAAATGGCGGTCCTTATACAGTGACTGCAGTTCTTGGAGATGCTGTTACAATAAACTTAAATTCAACAGGATTTAGTCCATATGAAGCTAGTGGATTAATAAAAAGACGTGCAGGTACAGTAAATTATATTACTGGAGCTATGACTTTAGATTGGGGAGTTGCGCCAGATCTCGGAGAAAATATTGAAGCAGCATATATTCCATACGTTGCTTCTAGGCCTAGAGATATATTGTTTTTTAATAACCAATTTTATATGAGACCTATTCCAGATAAAGCTTATAAAGTTGAGATTATAGTACAAGCCGTTCCTACAGAACTTTTAGCAACAAGTGATTCTCCTGAATTAAAACAGTGGTGGCAGTTATTAGCATTAGGAGCTGCACTTAAGATATTCGAGGATACTGCTGATATGGAAAATTACATGCAATTTAGACCTATTTTTGATGAACAAATGGTATTAGTTAACAGAAGAACTGTAAAACAACAAACAAGTCGTAAAATTACAACGCCATATAGTGATGGACTAAGCGGTCCTATTTCAGGTTTATTTTCTGATTTGTATGGAAGCTGATAAAACTTAAGGAGTTAAGATGACATATCAACCGACGATTCCGGCTGCTGTCGATTATATAGCAGTAAGCCAGGGAGATATTCAAACAAATTTTCAATTAGCAAATACTTATTTTGCTATAGATCATGTTGCTTTTGATGCAGGTGGAGATCAAGGAAAACATATAAAATCTACATATTTAGATCAAGGTGCCGATCCTGCTACAGCTGTAGATGAACTGGCATTATATGGAAAAGCATTAGGTGGTATTTCTACGCTTTATATGAGAAAAGAAAACAATGGAACAGTAATACAATTATCTTCAGAGGACCCTGTAATAGCTTCTCCTGGACAATCTTTTCTTCCTGGTGGGATTATCATTAAATGGGGAACAGCCGTTGTAAATACTGCTGCTACAGCAGTTGTTTTTGCTGCTGTTTTTCCAACCAATTGTTGGAATGTTACAACAACTCCAATATCAACTCAATCAAGAGGCTCAGCAATAAGAAACGTTGCTGTTGGTGGTTTTGATTGTTATGCAGAAAACAATGGAACAACAATGCATTGGTTAGCTATAGGTAATTAATAATGACAGACAAATTTTTAATAGCCCCATTTGAAGTAGGACAAGAAAATGATATAGAACCATGGCTTTTACCTGAAAAAGCATTCCCAGAAATGTCAAATGTTTATCTATATCGAGGAAGAGTAAAGAAGAAATTTGGATTTACACATTTAGATAGACTTAGAATAACTCTTGCTGCTCAAGCATTGGGAAACACAGGGGCAAGTCCTTTTGCTGCTAATATACTAGCTGTTTTGGGAATAGCAGGTCAAATTTTACCTGGATCTGTTACTGTAAATATAGC